CCCTATCTCACAAAATATCTAATTTTTTCATTTTATGGAAAAAGAGTTGATAAAATAAGAATTTAAGCTAAAATTTATAATGTTACTAAGTAAGAATTTTACATACGAAGAATTAACTAAATCTAACACAGCATCAAGATTAAAAATTAATAATTCACCTGATGATGAAGCTTTAGCTAAATTAAAGAAGTTAGCTAATGATGTGCTTCAGCCAATTAGGGATGTATACGGTAAACCAATTAAAGTTAGTAGTGGCTATAGATGTTTAAAGTTAAATGAAAAAGTTGGTGGTACTGTTAATAGTCAACATGTTAAAGGTGAAGCTGCTGATATTACTTCTATAACAGATACAGTGGATGAAAATAAAGTATTATTTGAACTCATTAAAAAGTTAATCAAAGATGGTAAAATTGTTGTAGGTCAATTAATTGACGAATATAACTATAATTGGGTACATGTATCATTACCTAATGATAAACATAAGAATCAAATATTACACATTAAGAAATAATTACTATGAGAATAGATGCGCAAAAAGTATATAAAAAATATAATAAGCAAGTTAGAGATTACATGGAAAATCTTGTAACTTCACTCACCAATCAATATGGCGAAATAAATGATGAGTGGAGGGTATCTTTAGATTTAATAGCGTACAACTACGATATAATCATCAAATGCCAAAAGGATATAGAAGAAAACGGTTTTGAAAAAGTTGATGATAGAGGGAGAATGAGCAAGAACAGTTGTATTGCAATCTGTAATAAATCGCAAGAAATTTTGATTAAACTACTATCAGCATTCGGGTTAAATATAATGTCAAAATCAAAACTAAAAAATATAGATACTAACGATGAAACGTTAGAAGATTTATTAGATTAGTATGAATCTTGAATATAAATATGAAGAGTATGTTGATAGTGTATTAGATAAGAAAATAGTTGCAGGGGAAGCCATATACCTTGCATGTAAACGTTATAAAGAGTGGAAAAATAGAAAGGATATATATTTTGATAAAGATGATGTAGAACGAAAAATAAGGTTAATTTCAAAACTAAAACATAGTACAGGTATTCATAATGGTAAACCTTTTATTTTATTGCCATGGCAACAATGGTGTATTGCCAATATATTTGGATGGAAATATGTTGATAATAACCTAAGAGTAACGAAGAAAGTATTTATGATGCTGTCAAGGAAGAGCGGCAAAACGGCTTTTGCATCGGCAATTGGTATATGTTGTATGATAGCCGATAAAGAAGCAAATGCCGAAATTGAATTAGTTGCTAACAGTAGGCAACAGGCACATATTGCATTTGACATTACCAAAAATTTTATTGATTCTGTTGATAGAAAGGGCAAATTATTTAAAAAATATAGGGATTCAATTATTGAGCCTAAAAGCAAAAGTAAAATCCAAGTACTTAGTTCTGATGCAATGGGTAATGATGGCTATAATAGTAGTTGCTTTATCATGGATGAATTTCATGCTGCTAAAAATTGGGATTTGTACAATGTTATGGTGAGCAGCCAAGGTATGCGTTCCCAACCATTAGCCATTATAATTACAACAGCAGGCTTTTTGCTTAACGGCTATCCTTGTTACGAAGAGCGAATAAATTGTTTAGAAATATTAAGAGGTAATAAAAAAGATGATTCACAATTTAGTGCAATATATGAATTAGATGAAGGTGATAATTGGCAAAATGAAGATAATTGGCTAAAGTGTTCACCAAGTTTAGGGCAAACAGTTTACAAGGAATATCTTCAAGACCAAGTTCAAGCAGTTAAAAATAATCCTGCACTTGAAGTTGGTGTATTAACGAAGAATTTTAATCAGTTCTGCCAAAGTAAAGAAGTATGGATTCCTGAAAAGTACCTATTGAATGCTTTTAAACCTGTTGATATTAACGATTTTAAGGATGAAGAAGCATATATGGGTGTTGATTTATCAGCCATAAGTGACTTAACATGTACTTCAATATTATTCCCACCTAACAAAAATAGAGACAAATATCCTGAATTTTTTGTGGTAAAGAACTATTTATATATACCACAAGCTGCAATTGACGAAAGTAGTAACAGTGAATTTTATAAATTATGGGTGAGACAAGGCTATTGCAAATGCACAAGTGGTAATGTAGTTGACTATGATGAAGTCTTAAAGGACCAAATTAAACTATATGAATTTACTTACTTAAATAAAATAGGTTATGATAGTTGGAATGCAACACAATGGGCGATTAATGCAACAGCTGAAGGTTTACCATTATATCAATTCAGCCAAGCATTAGGGAATTTTAACAGGCCTACCAAAGAATTTGAACGACTAATTAGACAAGGTAAAATCATAATTGATACTAATCCATGTGTAAGATGGCAATTCAATAATGTAGAACTAAAGACTGATTGGAACGATAACAGCAAGCCAACTAAAGCTAATGGTGATAATAACCGAAAAATAGATACTGTAATTAGCATGATAGAGGCTTTAGGTACTTACTTATCTAATATTAACTATAATGATGGCGAAGTATTAGCCGTCTAAAAAATAAGAATAAAAAAAAATAATTAATACATGAAGTGGAATATTTTTAAGAGAAGTAACAATGAAGTTATTGAAAAACCTTATGAATATCCTGTTGAATCTGCTACATCATTAATCTTTAGTGGTTATAGATTGGATGATGTGGCTACTTCTCTAAGTGCTTTCTTTGCTGCAAAAGAATTAATTAGTAACAGTATAGCACAGCTACCAATATTAATTAAACGAAAAGGAGCTATTGATGAAAAACACCCACTGAATTTTATATTCAGAAACACATTAATTAATAAGTTCAATTTTATAAAGCAGTTGATTGATGATATTATCATGCATGGTGAAGCATTTGCTTATATTGTCAGAGCGAACGATGGCACTCCAACTTCTTTAATATATTGTGAATATGGCAAGTGCATCCAACACTATGTTCAAAGCAGACAAGAACTTTATTACACTATACCATTCATTAGAAGAGGTAAAATCGAACCAATTGATGTTATACATCTATATAAGAATAGCTTCAATGGCGTAGAAGGAAAGAGTTTAGTTGGATATGCTAACAATGTTTTGAAACTTGCGCAAGCAACCGATAAGACTGCAAGAAAATATTATACCAATGGTTGTGCGATTCAGGGTGCATTAACAATTAAAGGCGGTAGAAGAGGTGCAAAAGAAGATGCAAGAAATGCATTCAAAAAAACACATGGTGATGAAGGTTCAGGATTGGTTATCTTGGACGATGATATGTCTTATCAACCAATGAGTAGTAATGCTAATGATAGTCAGATGTTGGAAGCAAGGGAATTTAACATTGATGAAATAGCAAGATATTTTAATATCAATCCTGTGCTGCTTGGCGACCTATCACATACATCTTATAATACAATCGAAGCTGCTAATATTGATTTGGTCAGCCATACATTAATGCCTTATATCGCTATATTGGAGGATGAATTTAACAGGAAGCTGATTAAACCTTCAGAATATGGTAAAATTTCAATTGATTTTGATGAAACTTATATCCTTAATGGCGACAAAACAGCTAATGCAAATTATTATAAATCACTTGTTAGTGGTGGCATAATGACTATAAATGAAGCAAGAAAAGCACTTGGGTTATGTGAAAAAGAAAATGCTGATGATTTAATAATGTCATTCACCAATATTAATGATAATAAAGTAAATGGAAATGAGGAAGAATCGAAGGAAAATAAAGAAAATAATAAAAAAATAGTAGAAGAAACGGAAGAAAACGAATAATCGTAATATTTATTATAAAAGAAGGGAATGGGTTGCAAACCATTAGTTAAGTTTATTGTTGTGTTTTACTTAGCATCCCTTCTTTATTTTAGACACAACAATATAATAATACCTTAATAAACACAACTATGATAAGCGGTATATACAAATGGACATCCCCAAGTGGTAAAAGCTATATTGGGCAATCTTCAAATTTACAACTAAGAAGAAAACAATTTGAAAACTTTAATAACATTTACACAACTGGTAGTAAAATTACTAATGCAAGAAATAAATATAATGATATTTCATTTTGGTCTTATGAAGTACTTGAATATTGTGATTTAAGTATGTTAAATGAAAGGGAAATGTATTGGATTAGTGCTTTCAATACATTTTATGGAAATGGTTACAATTCTACATTAGGAGGTGATGGAGTTAAAGGTTTATTTGGTGAACTTAATCCTAACTATGGTAATAGTTGGACAGATGAAATGAAAAAAGAATTTTCAAATAATAAAAAAGAATACTTTAAAACACATGATAATTATTGGAAAGGAAAACATTTAGCAAAAGAAACATGTGAAAAAATTGGCGATTTTTTTAGAAATAAAACATACGAAGAATTATATGGTGAAGAAAAAGCTAAATTAATCAAAGAAAAAATTTCTAAAGTTCATAAAGGACGAAAGCAAAATAAAGAATGGATTAAAAAAAGAAGTTCTCAAAGAATAGGTAAACCTTTATCTGAAGAAACTAAAAGAAAAATATCAAATAGTTTAATAGGTAATGTTGCTTCTAATAGAAAAGCTGTTTGCCAATATGATTTAGACGGTAATTTGCTTAATACTTTTAATTCGCTTAAAGAAGCTGCTAATATCACAAAATGTAATGTAAATGGTATATGCCAATGTTGTAAAGGTAGAAGAGATAATGTGAAAAATTATATATTTAAATATTTAGAAAATGGATAAAGAATTTAGAAACTATTCTTCTAAAGTTTCTGCTGATGATGAAAGTAGACATATAGAAGGATATTGTGTTTTATTTAATTCTCCAAGTCAAGATTTAGGTTATATTGAACGAATTAGTCCTAAAGCTATAACAGAAGATACTATTAGAAATAGTGATATATTTTGTTTATGGAATCATGATAATGATAAAGTGTTAGGTAGAAGTAGATATGGGGAAGGTAATTTAAAATTAACCATTGATGAAAAAGGTGTTAAGTATTCACTTGATGTGATTAATTCAACAGCTGGTGATGATGCTTTAGCTAATATTCGAAGTGGTCTTGTTGTTGGGAGTTCTTTTGCATTTACATTACCAAAAGATGATAATGCTGATATGTGGGAACGTTCTGCTGATGGTACACTTTTACGAACAATTAATAAAATAGATAGACTATTTGATTGTAGCCCATGTTGGGAACCTGCATATTTAGGTACTTCTGCTAAAACAAGAAGCCTTGAATTATTTTTAGAAAAGGAAGCAGAAGAAAAAAGGAAAAAAAGTGAAGAAATTTCAAAAAAATATGATAATTTTTTAGCCGAAATCGATACTTTTTCCATACTATGAGATATTTATTAATATAAACAAAATTAATTTATTACATGAAACTAAATTCATTAGAACTAAAGGACAAGCAAGCAGTGCTTATTAAACGTTGTAAAGAAATCGTAGATGTATGCAAGAAAGAAATTAGAGAGATGACAGATGAAGAAAAAGAAGAATTTGATAAGGATAAAGAAGAAATCAAAAAGCTTAAAGGTCAACTTGATGAATTGAATAAAAGACTTGCAGAATACGATGATGAACTTCCTACACAGGATGAAGAAAAAGAAGGTGAACCTGAAGATAAGGAAGATAATAAAGAAAATAAAAATAAAAGAAATCTAAAGAAAAAAATGAATAACTCAATTGTTAAAGAAATTCGTTCAGCCATGGAAAATGGCACAAAGCAATTTAAAATTAATGCAGATACTGAATATAGAGCAGTAACAGTTGATGCAGTTGGTACAGGCGAAAACAAAGTTGAAGGTGTACATGATAATGTCGTTGAGACAGAAGTACAGGGAGTCCTTGAACCTCTTTATGCTAATTCAGTATTGGCGCAGCTTGGTGTTAAATTCTATAGGGGTTTACCTATGGGTGATATTAGTGTTCCTGTTATGGGTAAAGGTAATGTAGGTTGGGCAAGTGAAATTGCTGCTGCTGGTGCAACTACTAATACATTCACTAATGTGGTTCTTCGTCCTAAGCGTTTGACCGCATTTGTTGATATTTCAAAAAAATTAATTGCACAAGATACTATTGGCGCAGAGCAGGCAATTAGAAGGGATATTGTTAATGCATTGAACGATAAGTTGGAAGCAACTATTCTTGGTAGTGGTGCTAAGAGTGATACACAGCCTGCTGGTATCTTCAATGGACAGACGTTGAAAGATGGTTCAGATTTCGCTAAGATTGTAGCTAATGAAGCTGAATTGGAAGATGCTAATGTTTATGGTGATGTTAAATATTTGTTGAGCACAGGCGCTAAGGCTGATTTGAGGGCAATGGCTAAGAGTTCAAAGAATACACAGTTGGTTTATGAAGGTGGTTCAGTCGATGGCACTTCAGCTATCACCACTTCTAACGTTAAGGTACCTGGCGCATATGTATATGGTGATTTCTCTAACTTGGCTGTAGCTTCTTGGGGTGACATCGATATTACAGTAGATGAATATTCACAGGCTGTTAATGGCGTTGTTCGAATTGTTGTTAACGCATATTTCGATGCAGCTATTTTGCGTCCTGAAGCATTCGTATTTGGTAAAACAAGAGCTTAAACTAATAATAGAACAAATGATAAATCAATATGCTTATAGAACTTAGCAGAATAAAAAAACATCTTAATTTAGATGAAGATTTTACTGAAGATGACGCATATATTGAATCATTGGAAGAAGTTGCTGAAGGCTTAGTTGAAAAACATATTGATGCTAAATTTGACGACATAATTGCAGAAGAAGGGGAAATTCCTAAACCCCTTCTACATGCAATTCTCTTATTTGTTGGCAATTTATATGCTAATAGGGAATCAATCAGTTACGCAAGTGCAAATGAAATACCAACTTCATTAACCTATATACTTAATCTTTATAGAAATTATAAAGATGCTAACATTTAAATAGAAAGGGTAATATTATGAGAGCAGGACTTTTAGACGAACATATTCAAATTATTACACCTATCGTAAATAGAAATGATTATGGTGAAGAAGAAACAATTTGGGAAAATAAGTATAGCACAAGAGCAAGGTTAATACACAATAGTGGTAAAAGAACGTTAACTAACGAAATATATTATCAATATACAAAAACATTCGAAGTAAGATATTATGTACCAATAACTGAATTTGATAGAATAATATGGAATAAAAAAGTATATAGAATTATTGACATAGAGCCTAATAAAGAGCAACAGAAAATAACAATCGTAACAGAATTATTAAATGATTAACACATTAAACTTTGGTAAGTATATTCAATCTTCACTTGCTCCAATTGTAGCAAACAAAGTTTACCCTATTGTCGTACGAAATGGTATTACTGCACCATTTATTGTGTATAAAAGAGTTGCGTTAAACGATGAAAATTCTAAAGATGGTTATATAGAAGATAGAGTAAGTATGGAAATGGTAATTGTTGCTCCAACTTATGCACAATCAATAGAATTAGCCACTAAAGTAAGGGAAAAGTTAGAAAAACAAAATGTCAGATTTGAAGGGTACAACATCAATGATGCTTCAATTACTTTAGCAACAGAAGAATATAGTGATGAAGAAAATATGTTTGTACAAAGATTACAAATGAGCTTCACAATAAATAATTAAAAGAAAAAGAAAAACACATTTAAAGAAATGGCAAATAAAATTATAAAAGGTAGAGATTTGATGCTTTTTGACAAAGATGGTCATAGTTGGGCATTCGCTACCAAACATACGTTAACCGTAAATGCTGATACAACTGATATTAGTTCAAAAGACCATGGTATATGGGGCGCATCCGAAATTAGTAAATATAGTTGGGAATTAACATCTGAAAACCTTTACACTGTAGATGCATATGATTCAATTTTCGAACAAATGCTGAATGGCGAACCTATTACAGTACGTTTCGGTTTAAAAATGGAAACCGATAATACCAAGACTGTAGCAGATGGTGATACTTCACTTCCATATTGGACTTCCGATAGTTCTTTTTATGAAGGTCAAGCTGTAATTACTTCGTTGGTCGCTAATGCTAACAACGGTGAAAATGCGACATTCAGTGTAACATTGAAAGGTAGTTCAGCAATCAAAAAGACTACAGCTACAGCAGAAGTAGGTCAACCTTAAAATAATAATTTAATAATAAGTTAAGGCTACAATAAGCCTACATGAAAAAGGCAGTAGAATTTCTATTGCCTTTTTTTTTTAATATAATATTAAACACTATATATAATATGAAAATCACAATTAAGGATAAGGAAATTGAACTAAAATATACCCTAAGAAGTATGTTAATGTTCGAAAATATTAAAGGTGAAACTTTTTCACCAAAGAATTTAACTGATATAGTTACTTACATGTATTGTGTAGTTGTAGCATCTGGTAAAGATTATGATTTACAGTTTGATGATTTCATCGATTATCTTGATGAACATCCTGAATTCGTTGCTGAATTTACAAAGTGGTTGGAAAAGACAAGCAAAACAGTCGGTAAGTTCAAAAAAAAATAGTTAATAGAGGTGGCGGTGAAATTCCAAAAGAGTTATTCCACTACCTCTTTAATGTCTTATGCTTTCAATTTAGGGTATTAACTGTTGAATATTTTATGGATAAATGCCAAGAATGGGAACTAAACGATTTAATGGAAAATATACCTTATTTAGACAGGAATCTATGGGAATCACAGCGATTAAATACTTATGTAGTAGCGCAAGTTAACAGCAGAAAGAAAATGGAATTGAAAGATATATGTAACTTTAAATGGGAGCAAGAAGATAAGACTGAAGAAGAACATGATGTTGAAATTAACGATGATGAAATAAGAAGATTAAAAGAAATTGCTAAACAATGGGAAAACAAATAATCTATGATTCAATGGATTTATCTAATGCAAGCGAAGAAATACTTAAGCATGTTGATAAGGCATTATTAGCAGCAGCTTTTAAGATTAGAGATGAAATGCGTAATTATTTTGTTCAAAGTAAAGGACAATATAAACATTCTACAAGTAATTATAACCATCTTGATGAAGGTATTATGGTTGGTAAACTTAATGATAATACAGTTAAAATTCATGCATTAGGCAATAATCAAAAGAATAGTGATTTGTATAAAACAAGGTTTTTTGTTGGTGGTACAAAATATAGAACACAGGTACAAAAGAATGGTAAACCTATTAAATCATTTTCAAAAGGTTATATTGAATCGAATGATGCCATTGATAAAGGAAAGTCAAACGCACAAAACATCTTAAACAATTTCATAAATAATGTATTAAATAAATAGGATATAACATATGGCTAATAATTTAACAGCAGTAATTACTGCTGATGTAAGTGGATTCAAAAAAAATATTGAATCAGCCAAAACATTACTTAACCAATATGCCAATGCAAGTAAAACAGCTGCCAACGAAATTAATAAAAATGTAGGTGTTACCAATGAGCAAGTAAATGCGTACCAAAGGGTTATTAAATCGCTTGAAAAAGTGAATAGTGGTAGTATGTCTACTACACAACAACAAAAAGCACTTGCAGCACAAATAAAAGAATTAAAAGTGCAATGGATAGGATTATCTAACGAAGCTAAAAGTTCTAATTTTGGTAAATCAATCAGTGATAGTTGTAAAGCAGCACAATCACAGTTGCATAATTTGAATGAACAAATACGACATATTGAGATGCCTAAAGAAATGGGTGGCGGTAATTCGTTAGGACTTGATTCAATTAAAAATGTATTCCAATCAATTAAGAATCTTGATATAAATGGCATGACTAATTCATTCAAAGAAATGGGTAACGTCGATATGTCAATGTTGAAAGGCTCATTTAGTGGCTTAGGTGGTGAACTTGGTGCATTAGCTGTACCTGCTGCAACAGCAGCAACAGCAATAGCTGCAATTGGTACTGTATGTGTTGCTGCAAGGGAACAGGTTAATTTGTTCAATGGCTCAATAAGGGATATGAAGCAAAAGTTGGGCGATAAAGTTGATTTGCAACAGATTGAAGAAATTAAAGAATTTGCTATTGAACTAAGTAGTGTGTCAACACAAACTTCAGAAGAAACAGTAAGCCACTTTAAAAAGATTGGTTCGGCAATACCTGAATTTACAAAAAATCAAGGCGCATTTGAAGAAGTTGTTTCACAATGTCAAAATTTGGAAGATGCTTTAAATCTTGGTCAAGATTCAGCCATTAACGCAATTACTGTAGCAATGACACAGTTTGGTGTAGGTAGTGGGCAAGCTAATCAATTTATAAATGCTTTTGCTGAAGCATCACAAAATACCAAAATGAGTGCTGAAGATTTAAGTAAAGCATTTGGTGATTCTGCTATGTCTGCACAACGATTAGGTATAAGTTACCAAGATTCATTATCTGCATTAGCTATAGCTTCTAACGAATTTCCTAATGCTGAAGCTGCTGGTAGCGCATATAATCAGATGTTAACCAAGATGGCACAATCTACCAATGATGATTTTAATCCTGCTGTTGTTGGTTTACAAAAGGCCTTAGAAAATGCTTCAAATGCTAACTTAGATGCTAAAGATAAGCAAGAATTATTTGGTAAAAGCGGACAATTAGCCGCACAAGCATTAATGGGGCAAACTCAAAAGTTGGAAGAATTAAAAGTTAAACTTAATGAATCCAATAAAGCTAATGAATTAGCTGCCGAAAACAACGATACAACAAGTGCTAAGGCGCAAATGTTGGAAAATAGTTGGAATAACTTATTAACTACTATTGGACAAAATGAAACATTTAAGACGTTAGAAAGCTTAATTAAAGATATTATTGATGGCTGTAGTTCATTAATACAAGATTTTATAGATATAGTCAGTCAAACTAATAATGTAACAGGTGGTTTTTCAGGACTTAATGTAATAATGAATACACTTAAAGCTATATGGGTAGCAATATACACACCTATAAAGGCTGTAATATTATTACTTAAAGGTGCAATTGCAATCATAAATTCTATAATCAGTTATGTTACTACATTAGGTAGGCAATTAGTTACTTCGCTAAGTCAAACAAAACTATTTCAAACATTAACTAATTGGTGTAGTAAAGTTTACAATTGGTTTAAAGAAATTATTGGTGTTGTAAGTAAATTGATTGGTAAATATAATGAATGGACAAAATCAGTTGGAAAAACTAAGTTATCTTCAAAAACCCAAAATATTAAAGTTAAACAGCATGTTGTAACACAAACTGAAGCACCTGATGGAAAAGGTGGTAAAGGTGGCAAAGGTGATGGAAAAACGAAAAGTACATCTACCAAAAATAATACACCAAAGTTTGCTAAAAATTCACTTGAAGATTATGAACATCAATTATCAGAATTACAGAATAAGTATAAAAATGGCTTAATTAAACTTGATAAAGATAAGTATTTAAAGCAAGTAGAAGAACTTAAAGATAAAATCGAAGCTAAGAAAATTCAATTAGGGTTAGAACCTTCATTAGATTCAATTAGTGGCATTCAAAAGAAAATATCTGATTTACAAGCTAAATTAAATCTTTCAACAAGTTATAGTGATAGACAAAAAATCCAAGCTGATATTGATAAGTGGACAAAGAAGAAAAATATTATAGAATTTGCACTTAAATATGATTCTAAAAAGTATGATGAACTAATCAATAAGCAAGAGCCAAAGAAAAAAGCTTCAGATGAATTTAAGACTGAAGAAGAAACTTATGGTAATGCTAATATCGAAAAGAACAATAAAAAGATTAGTGAAAATAATACTGAAATTGATAGATTACATAATTCAGTTGAAGAATTACAAAAAGCATACGAAGAATTAGGTAAAGCTATTGAAAATGCATCTAAGCAAGGCATTGATGTATCAAAGATGGTAAAAGACCATGAAAAACTTGGTAATACTCTTAATGATGTTAAGAAAAAAGAAGATAACCTTAGAAAAGAAAATAAGAATTTAACTAAATCAAATAAAGATTTAAGTAAGCAAACTAAGAAGCAACAAGAAGAACAAGAAAAATTAAATGCAACTTCTGAAGCATTTGGTGAAGTTGGTGATACATTCAATCAATTAGGCAATGCAATAGGTGGTACAACAGGACAAGTTATTAATATGTTTGGGACATTTGCAAATGGTATTTCTGAATTAATTCCTCAAATTATGGCTTTAACTACAGCAAAAGAAGGTGAAGCTGTTGCAAGTGGTACTGCTGAAGCTGCAAAAGCACCATGGCCGATTCAGATAGCACAAATTTCTGCTGTAGTTGGTACAATCATTGGCATATTCGCTTCAATAGCAGGTTCATTTGCCGATGGTGGTATAATTGGTGGTAATACTTCACTTGGTGACTTTAACTTAGCAAGGGTGAACAGTGGTGAAATGATTTTGAACGGTACACAGCAATCAAGGCTATTTAGCTTATTAAATAGTGGTGGCGTTGGTGTTGCTGATTCAATGAGTAATGGAAATGTTAACTTCATAATTAAGGGTAATAATCTTGTTGGTACTTTGAAAAATCATATAAGTAAAACAAATAGAATTTAGCAAATATGAGATACACAGGTAGATTCAGAAACATACATAATGAAGTGATTGAAGTTAATATTATAACCAATAATGATGAATCCCAAGAAACTGAATTAACTTTTGTTGGTGATTCACCTGTTACAATCACACAAGAAAGTGATGGTATTTTTTCCCCTATTAAAAGTAGGGGATGCACCATTACTATAATTTGTAAAAAACCTTATTATGATATATATAGTGGAAGCTCACATGGTACTAAAGTAACCGTAAATAACATTTCAAAAGCTGAATGTTTATTTTTTGGTTATGTTACTCCATGTGAGTATAATCAACCATATGTATATTTAGATGAAGTTAGTATAGAATGTGTTGATGCATTATCATCACTTCAGGATTTCGTTGCTAAAGATAGGGAAGTCATAACTGTTAAAAATTTTTTAATAAAAGCATTTGATTTAGCTGGTTACAAAGGCCATTTATTCATGCCATTCTTATCACTTAAATCTAAAGCTGATAAAGAAGCAAAATCATTAGCAACAGAAGGTGAAGCATTTATTCAATCAATATTCGTTGATGATGATGATATTGATAATTCCGATAGTTATTATACAGTATTAGAAGAAATTGGAAGATTTTATAATGTTAGTTTTGTTCCACATGGCGATGATGTTTATGTTATAGATTATAATTCTATAATTAATAATGGCAGTTATGCTACAGCTTATAATAAGGATAACAAAGAATTATGGTATGACTTAAAGGAAGGTCAAGATACATTAATTTCTTATTTTGGTTATAGGGGTGTTGCACCCAATCAAATTATAGAAGAAAAACGAAATAATGAAATAGTTGATAAAGCTGCTGATATGCAAGGTGCTGATGTAGATGTTCCAATATTTCATTTACATGGCACACATTTACATATTGAAGGTAGTGATGATTCAATAGCTGATATATATGTAAACAAAGGCCAACAAAGCTTTAATTTAAAAGACGATATAACTTATATTATTACTGATGTTAATCATGTTGAATTGCAGATAAAGAGTATTGGAAATAACACTATTCAACCACTTGTTACACCTATTACTAATGATATTAACAATAGAATTAATTTAGCTAATATAGATGAATATTGGTTTGATTTGCCAAAGTTAATTGTCAAAAATGATTACGCTGGCGAAGACCAAAATGTTGAACTTGATGAAGTGTATAATAAAGTAGTTGTTGAAGCTGATGTAAATGAAATAGAAGATGATGATTTTGAAATAGACCCTGAAAAGCAAGAAGGTAAAAAGACATATTGGTTGTATACTAATAAAGATATGCCTTTACCTGAACAATATGATTCAAATTCATTCAATACTATTATATTATTGCAATCATTGAAAAAGAATTATCCTCAATTAAGCAATTATTCTAACGAAGAATTACTTACCATCTTAAACGGCTCATATAAATCATTCACAAGAATGTTTAAGCTTACTAAGGATAATAATAAATTTTGGAAATCTTATTTCAAAGCTAATGTAACAGATAGTTCAAATCCTTCGTTAACATCTTCAATGACTTATGTTACTGAAAATTCTGATGAAGCTGGTATATCAACATATAATGCTTGCTTGAAGGATTCTAATAATTATTACTATCAAAAGTATCGCTATGCAAAAGGTATGAATTGCCAATGTTATACACCTGCGCAATACTTTAATTACAGTACAAAAGAAAATAAACCAAAAGAAATAACTTGGGAAAACTATCATATATTTCACACAGGTATATATTGGTTAAAGCAATATTTTGACAATAACCCAACAGTAAAGGATGAAAGATTTATACCTGTTAAAGCTGGTGAACCTAATGATTATCATAAGATAACAGACCCTGATGCACAAGGTTGGATAAATTGGTATAAAGAAGCTGTAATTGGTGATACACCAATGCTAATTTATTCAACAGAAAAAGAAATAACTTGTTCACCTGTTGATGATAGAACTAACTATTTTATATTTAGTGGCGATTTATGTTATCAAAAGAATGGTAACTTTGGTGAACGAAGACAAGATGTATGGGGCGATGACGTTAACATATCTGAATCAGTTAATTATTTAACCGTTCCTTTGATTGAATTGGGCTTTTCAGGTGATGAAGAAGGCAAACAAATAGACTATAGAGAAGCAACCGATTCTGATTATAATAAAGGTTGGGATTGTTTAAAGTGTAGATTATCTGTTGGTAACAAATATTGGAATGGTACATCATGGGTTAATTATATAGCAGATTTTTGGATTCCTTATCATTTAAAGGACGCTGAAGATGGCAAAAGGGAAACTATTGTATATTACGAATGGTTAAAGCCTGTAAGTCATAATGATTATGAAGATAAAATTAATAGTGATGGCTTTTCAATTCCTATAAAGAAAAGTGATGGGTTAGTTGGTAAAGTAAAGTTCGAAATTTTTCAACCTTTAGTTCAACCTAATTGGCAATTTGTTGCAAGAAGAAGTGTGGATAATTATAGCAACATAGAAAAAGATGCTAATGGTAATATGTATATGGTTTTGGGTATTGGAAATCTTGAACCATGTGTTTTTATGAAAAATTTAAAGCTTAAAATGGTTAGTACTGATGATTCAACTGAATGGTATAATATTTTTGATGATGATGAAACTGAAGATGATGATATTAAATATTCAAATAGTGTTGAATCAAATAACGTTATCAAAGGTGATGAATTGAGTTTAAAAATAAATACCTATAATGAAAAAAAGCCATTAGCAACCTCTTATATAATGGATGTATTGGAAGATAACTCATTTAGTTTACATACTGATGGATTTTTTGACTATAAAACCCAACTTTTTCAAAGGGAAGAACTATTTATAATAAATAGATATACTGAACACTATAAGCAGCCAAAAGTTAAATATAACTGTAATGTTCATGGTTACTATATGCCTTATAAGTTGGTTACAACAACAGCATTACCTGATAGAAAATTTATTGTTGATGCCCAAGAATATGATGTTAAGGCTGATATTAATAATCTAAATTTAATTGAATACTAAATGGCAGATTTAAAAATAGAACAATTAGGTGTACAACTTGAAGATTTAGCCAATGTAGTTAGTGATAATAGAAACGAAGTATTATTAAAGATTAATAAGAATGCTGATGATATTTCAGCTATCAATACTGAATTAGATAAACAAGCTAACGAAGATTTAGAATTGCATGAAGAAATTCATAAGTTAGCTAATCACTTAGATTTACATGATGCTGATATAAATACTATCAATGTTAATATTGATAATTTGTCACATTTACCAACGCAAATTGAAGATTTAACCAATGAAAACACACATGAGCATGAAGAACTACATGAAGAAATTCATAAAGTAGCCAATCAGATTGAGTTAGACGAATTTAGAATAAATAACTTAGAAGTTGAAGATACAGCTATAAACAATAAAATCACCAATATTAATAATGATATTGGTGATTTAAATAATGAAGATTTAGAACTTCATGAAGAAATTCATACTGTAGCTAATAAGGTAGATAGAAACAGCGTACTATTAAATAAAATTGCAACATTACTTAATGATGGTAATGGTTTACGATATAAGGTTATTGAAGAATCAGAATATGATGCAATAGGTGATAATTACGAACAAGATGTATTTTATTTCACTTATGAAGAAGATGAACCTGTAACACCTACACCTTCAGTAAAAGCTACATATGAAAACAATGTATTAACAGTGGATGCTTCATATGATAATAATGTATTAACAATAGTTGGTGCATACGAAAATAATACTTTAACACTATAAATATAATATGACAGATAATATAGAGAAAATCAAAGTTGGTGATGCTTCACATGATGTTGGTTTAAGAAATATTTATATAAACAGCAAGGGTAATTTAAACATTGAAACTTCAACAGAACTTGCCAATACAAAGAAGGGTAAAATTAATATTGAATCAATGAATGACATTCAATTTAAATCAGGTGATGACATTATATTTTATTCTCACCATAGGGCAGCAGGTAAAAATGATGAAGTAGCTGTTAAAGTTACTAATGGTGATGATATTCCTGTTAAACTACAAGTTAATGCAGCAAATTTAACACTTACTACCAAAGATAAAGATTTGACGCAAGTATATTCAGACCCTGCTGATGCTACAACTGTAGCAAGTGATAAATCTGAAGATGAAACATTAGATGTTACTATATCAACAGGTAAAGATGCTGCAAATGGGGATAATGAAAGGGGATATTTGAAAGTTAGAGCAAGGGCAATTGATTTAAGATGCGAAGAACATGGCGGTGTTGCCATTCAGCCTAATGGCACTGATTCAGATGGTAATGAAAATAAAGTAAAGTTTGAGCATGGTGGTGGTGATGGCTTAGAATTTCTAACAATGAACACCGATAAAACTTCAATCTTTACCAACGAATATAGATTTAATAAAAATGGCATAGTCAAGGCAGCAACAAGAGATAAGAAGGCATCTAAAAAGTATAAAGAAGGTAATGAAACTACACATTACAACTACAAGAAACAAGCTGATGATTTTTATGATAAGATAGATGCAGCTGACCCAACTGCTACTTGGGGTGATATTATTACAGTTGGTAGTAAGTTAGCAGATTTACAAAAGCTTATTGATTATGCTAAAGAACAAGGTTGGATAAGTTAACATGATAAGAATTAACGGTAAAGAAATTAGTGGTATTTTCTATAATGGGATTGAAATTACATCTCTTTATAGGAATACCAAACTATTATGGGAAGCTATTGTTGGTAATTTTATTAGCAATGATGGCTTCGTCATAATGGGAAAAGACAATTATATAATTAACGGTAAGGAATAATAATAATGGCAAAGAAACAATTTGTTAGTAAATACACAGCACAAGAAATTGAAAACATTCTTGAAAAGGCTGATGAAAAACCTATAGTACTTTACTATGATAAAAGTAGTAAATTATATAGGGGATTTGCGTCAGAAGAAAGAAAAGAACTTTGGATAAGTGATAATAATGCTTATGCAAAGTATGAATTGTTTAATTTCGTTGCACCTGCACCATTCTCAATTAATGTTAGTGGTCTAAGAGATAACGTTTTTCTTCTTCAAGGACAAAAAGATAATGAAATTAGTTATACTTTTCAGACAGTTGATGGTAATGGTAAGCAAATTAATGAAAGTGTAACAGCTTCTTATACTTTCGAAAATGAAGGTAATACTACTACCATTTCAAGAATTTATAGCGCTGGTACTGAAGCAAAATTAAAAATTGATAATTATATAAAAAGTGGTGAAAATCATATTACTATTAATTTAAAGGGTAGAACAACTTCAGCTACTGAAGTAATTGTATTAACATATACAGTTATTGATTTAAATCTAAGTTCTAACTTTAATGTTAACGAAGTATTTTCACCTTCAAAAGATATAGATATTACTTATTCAGTAAGTGGTACTTGGGATAAGCACATATATGTATATGTTGATGGTAAGCAAGTTGGCAGTGATACAGTAAGTGCTTTATATCCAACTTTAACAAAAGGTTTAACTATTCCTAATCAATTCAGTAGTGGTAAGCATACCTTACAGATGTATGCGGCAATGGAAGTAAATAATATTACTTATAAGACGAAGACATTATATTTTGAATTTGTTGTAACAGGTAAAGAAGAGGATTATACTACTATTGCTTATGAATATCCAAGTGGTGTTGTTCTTGTTAATGAATCACCATATATTAATGCTGAAGCTTACAAACAAACAGAATTAACTTGGGGATTTTATACTTCTAATGCTTCAATTCTTAATACAACTGTAGATTGGTATACCGTTAAAAATAGCGAAAAAACATTGATTAAATCAGTAACTGTTAAGAATGATAATACAGTTAATTTAGAAGCATTAAAGTTTGTTCCTGATGAAGCTGGCACCTACAATTTACAAGCTATAGCCAATGAAAAGGTAATTGGCCAATATACACTTCAAGTTGTTGAAAATTCAGAAGGTATTGCTGAAACTAAAGAAAAACTTAGATTAAAGCTATCAGCATTAGGTAAATCAAATACAGATAGTGATGCTAAATCTTGGGCATATAAGGATATAACAACTACCTTTAATAATGTTCAATGGAATAGTGCAAGTGGTTGGAATGATAACGCATTAGTACTTAATAATTCAGCTACAGCAACTATTAACTATTCACCATTTAGCGAACAACCAACAAAGAATGGCATGACGTTCGAAATCGAATTTGAAACATTTAATGTTGACGATGAAAATGCAGAAGTTGTAACAATCAATAATGGTAGAGGTGGTAAGATTATAATTACTGCAACAAAAGCTTCTTTAATATCAAATCTTGAAAGCAAAGAAACAACTCTTACTACAAGATATAAGAATGATGAGCGAATGAAATTAGCTTTTGTTGTTAATCCTAATGATTCCTTTTTAACCAAAGATGTAAGAATACCAATGATTATTAATAATGGTGTATTGGAAAGGGTTTCGGTTTATCCTTCAACTGATAGTTATGACTCTTTAGCTACCATTAAATTAGGTAATGCAGAAGGTAAAGCAGGTATCAAGATTTATATGATTAGAGCATATGCTACAGCGCTAAACGAAGATGAAGAATTCAACCATTATATAATTGATTCACCTAACACTGAAGGGTTGGTTGATGCCAACGATGTATATGCTAAGAATAGTACTGTAATAAGTGTTGAAAAATTACAGCAAAAGATTGACACTATCTTAATTGATGGTGATGTAAGTATTTTAGGCGCTAACAAAGCTAAATCATATATTGTTGGTAGATTGGAACGAATTTCACCATTTGACCCAACAAAGAACTTCGTTATTGAAAATTGTACAATAAGAACTCATGGACAAAGTACGTTAGGTACACCTGTTCCTTCAATGAAATTTTGGAGTGATAAAGATGGCAGCGTAATGTATGATGCTGATGGCAATGTAATTAGTGGCGGTAGATATGCATTTAAAGATGGTGCTTTACCAACTAAGAAATGGGTATTACAAGCTAACTATCAGGATTCAAGCTGTGTGCATAATGGTGGTCTTGAACGATTGGCTACAGATACATGGTATAAGGCACAAGTTGGTAGTAAGTATGTATTGAGAACACCACCACAAGAAGTACAAGCTAAATGGGAAGATGAATTTCATGTTAAATTTCCATATCAGATTAGAATATCACCTGATAGTTTACCATGTGTAGTATGTTGGCGTAAAGATGATAATGAAGATTATCAATACTTAGGTCAATATGTATTTATGGAAGATAAAAAGAGTGATTATTTATATGGCGAACGAAGCATTTATGATAACCCTAACGACCCATTCTTATTAAACAGTAAGAAAAAAGATGCTGATGGTAATGTATTATATGAAAGAGTTTGGGATAATAAAAATGCACTACAGATTGAAATATTGAGAAATACTAATGAAATATCAATGTTTATGTCTGATAAGACTTTTTGGAACCCAACTAAAGTTGATGGTGTACAATGGCGATGGGAACAAGCATTTGAATTTATTTATCCTGATAAGGAAGATATGGATGCTGCAACCTATAAGGCTAATGCATTAATATTTGAACAGAATTTCGTTAAGAAAATCACCGATACCTATCAGAACCAAGCATTATTTGAACAGACAGCAGCATCATTCTTAGATTTAAATAAGATGGCTGCATATTATATATTCTTAATGCGATTTGGCTTAGTTGATAACATATTAAGGAACGCACAAATTAAAACCTACGATGGTGTTAAATGGTGGTTTGAATTTTGGGATTTGGATATTGCTTTAGGCCTTCGTAATGATGGGCGTTTGCTTTTTGATGCACCTATTGATAGAAATACAAAAGACCCTGATAACAAAAATGCTTGGGCATTCGGAGGTAGAACACTTAATATGTCTGAAGAAGAAGATGATGGTACTACTATTGCAACAAATGATGATAATACTGTATACAGTTGTTGGTTATGGGATGCACTTGAAAATTGGGAATATTTCATGAAGACTGTTGTGCCACAGATAGCACAGGCATTATTTAAAGGTGGCTTAACCTATGATAATATCTGTAATATGTTCGACAAAAATTATGCAGATTATTGGTGCGAAAGACTCTACAATAGCAATGGTAGGACCAAATATCTTGATGAATATCATAAAGGTCATGGTGCAGCTTATCTACAGAATTTACAAGGTAAGCGAATGACACATAGACATTGGTGGTTAAAGACTTCAATGGATTTTTGGGACGCAAAATGGATAGTTGGCGATTATACCAATAAACAGTTATACTTTAGAACAAGTGCAGCACCACAAGGTTCACCAATGGTTATAACGGCCGCAAAGCATAGTTACTTTGGGTGGGGAAAAGCTGGTACTGACAATTTGCCTGTTGAAACAGGTAAAGAGTTGCAAAAAGGTGAAACAGGTACATTCTATAGTGATATGACATCATTTGCTTCTGACCCATTTGCACTCTATCAACCTGCATATTTGGAAGGTGTAGACTTATCTGCATTTGCACCATATGTTGATTTAATTTTGCTTGGTGACTGTTATGATTCAGTTATTGGTACAAATTTAAAATCACTTAACTTTGGTGTTAAATATGAAGATTTAATTAATGGTAAAGAGAATAGTGGTACTGTTAGTATTGAAGGTATGGGCTATCTTACTAAGTTGGAAGAATGTAATTTTCAGGGTTTAGCTGGTACATCTAACTTTGATTTTTCTAATATGCTAAATCTTAAAAGATTATATTTAGGCGATACTGCTGTTGCATCATTTACATGTGCTAATGGCACACATTTTGAAAAGTTATACCTTAATGATTCGTTGAAAGTAATGAACTTAACAGATTGTGATTGGGATGATATTAAGTTCATGAATAACACTGATTATTTATATAAAGATAACATTCCAAGTTCACTTAACCGATTAGAATTCACTAATATGGGTGAATCTGATAACGTTAAGAATTTCGTATTTAATTGGTTGAATAACTTAACTGATTTTAAATCTTCTGAATTGATAATGGATAATCTTCAATGGGAAGAAGTACCATATGAACAACTTGTAGTGTTAGCCAAGATTCCAAAGAACCAACGTAAACTAAGTGGTTATATATTAATTAGTGGTGATAGCTTAACTGATGGTGAATTAACACCACAACAAGCAGCTTTTCTTACTGATAACTTTGGTGAAGATATATTTGACATCGGAAGTACACTTGTAATTGATAATAAGAAAGGTTTTGTGATTAGTGCTAAAGGTGATAGTTATAGGGATGAAAATAATAATGTATGCATTATTGAAGGTGGCAAAGCACAATTAAGTGCTGTACAATTCCCAATCGCTAAGCGTTCACAAGATGTTGAATGGGGCCTGCAAGAAACACTTTGGGATGGCTATTCTGATACCATCGACTATAAATCAGTTAGTGTAAATAGAAGAAGTGGTGCATTAACAACCACCGAATCTAAATATGATGAATATGATGTTGTAGTTAATGTAATGGATAATCAAACTGGTAGCAATGGTAATCTTGATTTATTTGTTAAAAAACGTACTTATCCAAGCTGCATACAAATATGGAGAGATGGCGAAGAAAACAATGAATCATTTATTAATTCAACAGGTAGATTTATTTTTAATGTTGTAACTGATAAAGAATATACAGGTACAATTAAATCATATCAGTGGACATTTGACGATGATGAACAATCTTTTATTGATTCTGAAAGCACAAATTCTTCACAATGTTGTATAAAGGTAACTTCGTTGGAATTAGGGCAAGTTATAAGCAAGACATTGAAGATTTCTATTACATATAATAACTCAACAACGTTGGAAAATACTATTTATATACGAATGGTGGCACTTGCACCAATTCTTTATGCAAGTGATGGTATTGGAGGTAATAACGCTTTATTTACAGCAATAGAGAATTTAGGTTTTCAACATGATAATATTAACTACTATACTAACGTTGAATTAGCAAAGGTTAATCAACCATTAGTAATAGGTGATGATTGCAGCAACTTCAATAGCAGAGGTTATAACGTTCTTGATTATTTTACCAATGTACCTAAGTTAACACTTACATGTAAAAATGAATTTGGCGATGTTGATGTTAGGGGAATGTCAAAATTAGAAGAATTAATTATTGAAAATAATGAAGCTTCGACAGGTACTTTAAATTCTTTATATATTGATAATGAGAAAATAACTCAAATTACAGTTGATAATACTATAACTATTCAAAATGCTTATATTGATAATATACCATATGGTTGTGCCGTTGATATTACAGCTAATAAGATTCAAAATGATTTAGTATTTAAGAATTGGCAAAATGATGAAATTTGGAATTGTATCAATGAATTAGGCAAATTTTTACAAGTTAGCTCTTCATTTGATGGTAATTGGACTAATGCAGATGCATTAAACGTAATACCTTATAATATAGATATAAGAGGTGATGGTAAGTGTGACGATTCATTATATAATTTACATTTTTTGTTAAGTTATAAATTCAAAAATATTAGTCAGAAAGAAACTAAAGGTACATTATATTTTAGTGGTACAATTACATGTGATACACCTGTGCATAAACAGTATGCCGAAGAAATTGAAGGGTACACTGAAGCTAAAGTAATTGCTAATGATGGGTATTATTTATATTGCTATGATTATAACGCTAATAAATTATTAACTGAATGGGTTAATAATTATTATGGCAGCGGTAAATATAGCACATCGGATGGCGTTAAGCTTGAATGGATTGAAGGCAAAAACTTTAACATGAAAGTACCTTCAAATGTTAGTTATTTTCCTGAACTTAAATACTTTGGCAGCGTTAGTGGTTTATACGGACAAAACTACACAGAAATATTAGATGATGGCAATTTAAAAGGTTTTGTTTTGCCAAACGAACAATTCACCTTTGGACAAAGTTGCTTCGATGCAACATCTGAAAGTGTTAAGTCATTTGATTGCTATTGGGATTTGGGTTCTGCAACTGATGCAAGACGTTATCAAGGTAGTGCAAAAGTTAAATACTTAGTACTTAGGGGTAATTCAGTTATGATATGGTACGGTGATGATAATGTTACACCAAGTTCACCTTCAGTTCTTAAATCGAATGGAGTAGTATTTGTACCTTTAAGCATGGCTTATAAATATAAGACTAACTCAAATTATAGTAAATATACAATAGTTACATTACCTGTTGATGGTACTGATTTGTTTGATTTGTGGTATAAAGAAAAGGTTAAAGGCTATGATAGTAAACCATTAACTAACTATATCAATGAAAATACATATACATTGGACTAAAATAATTAAATAATATTTTAAAATATAATGATTAAAACATGGGAAACTTTAGGAATCAAGGATAGGATACAATACGGTATGGCAATGCTACTAATAGTTAGTGGCATTGCAGCCGCATTTGTATCTATCATATTTAACGCATATAATATTAGTGCTGGTGTCCTGATTTATATTGCACAAGCTTTTATAACTTCAGGTGGCATATTTGGCGTATCAATTTATTTTAAAACGAAGCTTGGGGAATTTGACACAAGAGCAAATAATGAATTGAATGAATACAGTAATAAGTTAATTGACTATATTGATAAAAAGTATGGAAAAAACACAAACGAAAATTAATAGCCTAAATAAATTCCATGCAGAATGCGATGTAAGGGATTTATTATTATTTAATAAATTATTTAGTAACTTGAATACTAATAGAAGATAATTTAATAGCACATGAAATATATAAGATAAGGTGGAAATCCCCCTTTCTATTTTCACCTTATCTTATTTCTTCACCCTTATACCTATTCATCATTCTCATAGCACATCTACCACTCATATTTAAGCCTTCATAACACTTTTTTTCACTATTCCACACAGCGCCAAATCTATAATCCCCCCATGGAGTAGATTCAACTATACCCTTACCTATGCATTCCCTTATCTTATCCCTATACTCTTTGCAAAACTTATATTTCAATTCCACACAATCACACAATAGCTTGCATTCTTCTATCAGCCATCCATATTCACCATATTTTTCTATTCCCCTATTCTTAATCCCATCAAAATACTTTTTTAGTACACCATCCTTCTTCAACTTTAAAGCATTATTAATACCTCCATAACTTACAACCCTCTTCTTCATTTTTTCCTTATCATCCCCACCATACATTTCAATTTTTCTCCAGTCAAACAGCATATCAACACTTTCAAATCTTCTACCATTATACCATATTGCACATGGCCAAAAGTTACTCAATACCATATTATCATACTTACAACTATTAAAAACCACACACTCACTTGGAACCCATTCCTTCCAATATTTTTGCATTTCTTTACTAAAATCTTCTTTTTTCATTTTTCTAATTTTGTTTAATTTGATAAAAATATTTAAAATTATATTGCAAATATTCACAAAAAAAAGAAAAAAACAAAATTTCAGCTCATAAAAAACAAAATCTTTGCAAATCTAAGTGTGACACACAAGGAAATATCATTCTAATTTCTATCTGTCCCCCAAAAAAAAAATAAAGAATAGCCACAAAAAAGGCTATTCTTTTATTTAAAAGTATTGAACATCAAAATAGAATTTTCGTAAATCTGACTTTTTTTATATCTTCTTGCTTTTTTCATATACGATTTAAGAAGCACATATCAAAAAAGGTAGAAGATTTCTTGCTATTTACTTTATATTTTCTTACCTTTGCAGCAAAACAAAAATTATTAGGGTTATGAAGGCAATAATTTGGGTTAGAACGTCAACCAAGGAACAAGAAATTGAAACGCAAGAAGTGACACTTGTCAAATGGGCGAAAGAGCTTGGTTATGATGAACTAACTGTAATAGGTAAACAAGGTGCTTCGGCAAGAAAAGCAGATGAACAATATAGAAAGGAAGTTAATCTTCTTTTGGATACCTTACAAAAAACAAATATTAAATGCGTATTTGTTAGGGAGATAAGTAGATTGGCAAGGAAATTGGAGTACTTTAATAAAATGGTTGAATACATTATACCTAATAAAGTTCAATTGCATTGCAAAGTACCTGAAATTAAGCTATTTAATGATGATGGTAGTCTTAATAATGGTGCAGAAATGATGCTGCATATTCTTGCCGTTGTCGCTAAACAAGAGATGGAAATTAAGGATGTTCGATTTGGCGAAAAAAAGTCAGCTATGCGTTCAGCTGGTAAACTAACTGAAGGTAAGCCGTTATTTGGATATGATAAAGTTAAAGGTGGGAGTGTGGTAATTAATGAAGAAGAAGCTGAAAAGGTGAGATATATCATTAATAATTATGCTAATAGTGATATTACACTTAACGCATTAGCGCAAGATATAATAGCTAAGGGTATATTACCATCATCAACAACAAGAGCTGCTGCATACGGAATGGTTAGTCGAACTATTAACAATTTAGCCTACAGCGGACATAATGAAAAAACGCAGGTTAATTATCCTCCAATTGTATCAGAAGAACTACAAGAGAAAGCTATAAATAAATGTAAGAATAGAAGGGGAGAATTTAAAAATGATACTAAATATATATATTATTGTAAAGGAATAATCAGAAGTAAAAGTAGTGGTAAAGTGCTGATGGCAAAACGTTATTCAGTTGCTTATATAACTACTGATGACGATGAAGGCAATAAAATGAATCTTAACATTAATACAATGGATAGTTTAGCTTGGCTAATCGCAAAGCATTATAAATCAATAATGATAAATTTAGATAAGTCAAAGAATAAGGAGCAATATCGCATTGGTATTGATAAAAATAATGACGAAATAAATACACTTGATAAACTAATTAAGGATGTGCAAGATAAACGCAAAAAAGCGCAGTTGCATTTAGCCACAGATAGGATTAGCGTAGAAGTGTACGATGAATTAAATGAAGGGTGGACAAAAGATGAATCGATTTATCAAAAGAAAGTAGCAGAACTTAAATCATTAAATCAGCAATACAAAGGCTTCATTGAACAACTTGATACTACTGATGATGAAAATTCAATGTATAAGACTAAGCTTAAATTAGACGAAGTAGATGATGATAGAGTTAGGCGAAAAATCATAAAAGAGATGATTAAGAATTTATGGATTGAACGATTAAGTAAAAGCCAATATAGAATAAGTTATGATTTAAATATTCCGTTAACACCATTGCCATATATTTATTATTACGAAAGTAAAGGTGGTAGAATAAAGTTACAACGTTATTATGCCTATGAAGATAAATATGATGACATACCAATTGAAAAAAGATTCGACTACCCTAAACGTAAAAATAAGTAAAAATAAAAAGGTAACTATTAATAGTTACCTTTTTTTATATCTTCAATCCATTCTTGTAATTTTTCAATATCATATTCAGCTTGTTTTCGCATTGATTCGTCATTAATATACTTAATGTCGTCAAGTATATCTTCATGAATCCACATTTGTAATTTTGAAAGTTCTTCTATCATATTTAATTAAATTAATTTTGTTTTTTTGATATTTCAAATATATAAAAAATAAAATTAAAAAACAAATTAAAGGTAGCCAAATTAATGACTATCTTTAATTTTATTCCCATATTTTTTCAAATAATACAAATTAGGGTATAACTGATTAATTTCAGCAGAATCTTTAATTTGGTAGCTTCTTGCATATCGGAAACCCTGTATATATCCTTCTTCATATACCCTTTCTACAGCTGTTTTCATTTCCTTCTTGGTAAAATAAACACCAATAGTATTACCTAATGCCAAAAAGAAAATAAACGCCATTATCAAAGGTAAATTGAACAATGATTTACTTTTCTTTTCTTCGTTATTATCTTTTTTTTCTTCAATTACTACATCATAGTTTGATTCTGTATTACCTGCAACAGCTTTAAGATTTTCTTCAGTGTACTTCATAATAATTTAATTTGTTAATAAGTTATTTATTCTTTATATTAATAAATATATAACAACTTGCAAAACTTTGCAAAAACCAATAAAATCTTAATATTTTTTTTTTTCAATAATATATTAATAATATAATAGGTATAACACATTATTAATATACTCATAATATTAAATATTTTTTTTTTCTAAAATTCAGTAGTTTTTCATTTTTGTAAATATTTATTATTGAATAACCTATTTAAAGAATATGCTAATAATAGCATTATTCAATAATTAAGGGATGATAAACCACACAAAAATGAATGAAACTAAATTAACTGATGAGTACTTTGAAAAATGCAAAAAGACATCATGGATGACAAAAGAATTTAATTGGCATTGGTACACAATTAATAATAGGACAGAAATTGGTGATATGAGCTATTTATACCATAAATATAAGCCAACAAGTTATAAAGATTTTTACATTAAATATGTGACTGATACTTGTGATGATGGTGATGTTAGACATAGAGGAAGAAGTGAACAAGAATTACTTCAGTTAGCTCATAAGTACCAACGAATCAGCAAATGTTATGACTTACCTATTAGTACATTCTATAATAACCTTATATGGCACACTATAATTCAAAGCTTCGATGGACATAAATATGAAAAACAATTTATCAATTACATTAATAGCTTAGGTTATAATGCTGTTACAGTTAATTCAACGTTAGACGCTGAATATGGTGTAGATATTGAGGTGTTCGATGATAAAAAAAGATTGTTCTTTATTCAGGTAAAGCCAATAACCTTTACAATTGGTAATAAGAATGCTTCACTAATTAATGATAGAAAGTTAGCCTATAAAAAAAGAAATAAAATAAAAGAAAAATATAATGTACCTATATTGTTAGTATGTTATTTTTTTAATAAACAGACAAAAGAAATTGAATGGCTACAACATAATAACGGTAAGTATCTATTTAAATTCGAAGAACTATTTAATTCTGATGGTACTGTTAATTAGTAAATTCTCTCATATTATATAGGGGAAATCAATAAAAATTGAAAGTACCCTTAAATCTTATATGTTAAAATTTGTTATTTATAAAAATTATTTATATATTTGTTATAGAGCATAAATATTGTAAAGTCATTTTAATTTAAATTTTTAGTATGTTATTTAATGGAGTGGTGAATTTAACTTCACCACTTTTTTATTAACTGAAAAAAATATTGAAATTTTATCTTAAATTATTGAACTTTTTAAAGTTACGATATATTTATTATATAGAAAGGCATAGGTTCGAAACTATGAGGGAAAAGTTTTTTTGTGCTTAGTTTTAGCTTTTCCCATCCTTTCTTTTTAAAAGAAAACAGCACATTGAATAATAAAGTAAAATTAAGCATAAAATGGAAAACATTAAAGAAAGATTCGATTTAACTGAAGTAACAGATGAATTTGTGGCTGAAGTACTACCTAACGCTGAAGAATTAGATTTAACAGCTGCACAAATTAAGGTACTTGCTTTATTAAAGTATATAAGCAGAATCGATAAGAAGGATGAAGATGGCTACTTTTTCGTTGAAAATGAATTTATTAGGACTGCATGCAAAATTGGAAGCAAATCAACATTGAATAATGCTTTTGGCGTATTACAAGAATCAGGTTACATTGAACGTATCAGTGGCAAGAAAAAAGTTAAAGGTGAAAAGATTGTTACATCAAAATATAAAGTAAACTGTACAACTAACTGTACAACTAAACCTATTGAAAATCAGCAAGTTATAGAAAGTGTACAACCAAAGTGTACATCTAACTGTACAACTAACTGTACTGTAGAGTTAGAATTAGATAAAGAATTAGATATAGAAAAAGAAAAAGATATATATAATATAATAAAAGAAAATAATAATATATTAATTAATATAATAGAAGAAAAAGAAAATAATATTATAAATAATATTATTAAAGAAAAAGAAAATTCTTCTTCAATTGAAAGTAATAATAAAGAAATTAAAACTAACACTAAAATGGAAAAAGAACTTCAACAGCAAATCAATGAACTTAAAGAACAAAATGAAATCCTTACTTCAAGATTAAATAACTGCGCAAAGCAATTTAAGGTAATGATGAATACAATAGCAAAACTTCAAAGTGAAGTAGCAGAATTAAAGAAAGAAAGTAAAACTTCAAATAAAGTAAACAATAAAGAAAACAAAACTATTAACGTAGATGTTAAGCCTACAACAGCTTCAATTGAACAAGATGATATAGTTAGCCAACCAACAGTAAAAGAAGCCTTAGAAGTGAAAAAAGAAGCATTCCAATCACCAATTGAAGAATTGAATGAGACTTTTGACGCTGAAGCAATTGTTGAAGAATTCAAAGAAACCTTCACTGATGTAAAAGAAGCACAAGCAAAACAAATTGAATTAATTGATACCTTCAAGAAAGCAGGATTGAACTATTACAATTGCTGTGAGCTACAACGTAGAATTAGTAAGTATATCAAATCTTTAGAGTTAATTAATTCAACAGCAGTTGAAGAAGAATTACCACAAGAATTACCAACTGTAGAAGAAGTTAAAACAATTCCAACTGTAGAAGTAAAACCAATTGAAGAAAAACTTCAAGAATTGCCACAGGAAGCCATAAAAGAAGCCGAAGAAGTAATTGAAAGTAGAAAGGAGGAAGAAGCCACAGAGGGAAAAGAAAGTACCTTTGTGGGTGACTTTCAAACCAACGACAGTAACAGTTCTATTGGTGAACAAATGTTAAGATACCAAGACATTAAGACTAAAGTGTATTACCCTACTTTAGATACCGCACAAACAGCTAATGTTAATCCTATGTTCCTTTATGATAGCACTGTTGGGAGATGTGTTTCATCTTACCAATAATTAATAAAAAAAAAAGTTCTTAAAAAAATCTTCAAAAAGTGAATTTTTAAAAAGTTATAGATATTTATATATAAAGGAAAGAATAATTTTGTTTTTAAAATAATTTTTTATATATTTGTAATACCTTCAGATACAGATTAATTCAACAATAGAACAAATTAAATTGAAAATTAGCTAAAGCAAAAGCAACTTCCAACTATGGATGCCTTACCTGCGCTGTAAACCTCACTTTAAATAATCTTGACGGTGATAAAGAAAAAAACTTAGGAGAGACCTCAATAAAGCGCCTATCGGAGTAAGTCAGTAACGTTAATTTCAATTTAATGAACTTCAATGTAAGAAATTTCTTCTGCAAAACTTTAAAATGATTCAGCCTTATAAATTAACATTTCGACAGAGAAAGCCTCTTAGAAAACAATTAACAGCTTTTAACTTTCAATGATTTGTTTTTAAAATTAATTAATATATATTCGCATTGTTCAAACAAGTTATTAACCTTTTAAAAAATTATAATATGATAAAGAAAATTACTACAACAAAAGACATTAAACTTTTCAAAAAAGCAATCAAAAAAGTAATTAAAGATTTTGTAAAAGATGATGAAGGGAATATGGCAGGTGAATTTGCTATTGAATTGCTTAATGATGATGATAGCTATATATGCCGTATTGTGGTAAGGCCTATCTTACGGAATACCTGTACTTCTGATTTATGGGTAAGTAATAAAGATTCAATTGTGATTGAAAACTTTATGTATGGTAATGGCTTTAACATTAACAAATATACAAGTGATTATAAATTGAGAAAGGTAGCAGATAGAATAATCAATATATATAATGGCGAATTGGATTGGGAAGAAGAAATGGAAAGAGAAAGAAGATTAGATGATTAAAACGCTTAAAATAATTCTTTAAATTTAAATAATAGATGATGACAATAATTTTAACAGCAGTAATAACAGCAGTAATTGTAACTGCATTTTGGGCCTATTTTGACCAGATTGAAAATGGAAAAGAACTTGCCAAAGATAATGTTACAGTAACCGTAATAAAAAATGAAGAAAATGTAATTGAAAGTGTCCAAATATTTGGTGAATACTTTGCTTTAAAAGAAATTAAGAAAAATGGAGAAAATATAATTGAAAATGCTCAAACATATGGTAGGGACAAAGTTCTAAAAGAAATTAAGGGAGATATTTAATTAGAATTTTTTATAAAATTTGCTTCATATTATTTATGTAAGTGGGTAGCGTTGTGATAACGTTGTCCACTTTTTTTGCTTTTTATTAAAAATAATTCTTCAAAATCAGTACTTTTCAAAGTTAGCTAATATTTATATATGTAAGTACTTCAAAACAAAATAAATAATATAAACAAAAAAAACTATGGAAAAAGCATCAATAAATAAGAATAAAGAAGAAAAACCAATATATGATTATATACTTTATAGGCTATATGATTTTGCACCGTACAAGTATATCATAAAATTAGTAATACAACATTGGGATGAATTAGAAATATGGCAGATAGATAAATTACTTTCAGCGACAGGATATATGATGAAGAAAGATAATATTAAATAATTATGAATAATGAAGAACTTAAATATAAAGCACATCTTGAAGAATTAATTAAAGAAATGTGCATAAAGAAAAACATACCAAAGAGCGAACAAGGAATAATAAATTATGAAGTTGCCGTGTCATTAATACTTAAATTCAGAAAGAAGAATATGGAACGAATGCAGCAAGAAAACAATAATAAACAAGAAGAACAAATTAAAAAGAAACGTAAAAGAAAGATTAAACAGCAACAACCTTCAAAAGCTTATATAGCAATGTTGGAACATAAACGTTTAATAGCTGCAATACGAAAGGAAAAAGAAAAACAAAGAAAGTTAATTGAATTCTTCAACGAATTAAATAATAGAAGAATAGAAAAGAGAAACAATAAATAATGAAAAAGAACATAATAATAGCAATATTAAGCATGTTGGCCTTATTACAGGTTGGCATGCTTATAATGCTTTCTAATAGGTTCGAAAATGAACTTAATAATAAAACAGTTAAATCTGATACAGTTCAACTAACAGATACAGTATATAGTACATTCTTCTTATCATCTATACCAACAACAATTAAAAAAGAAACTGTACTAAGAACTGATACACTAAGATTAGCACATAAGGAAGATACAGTAGTACCAATAGAAATAACACAGAAGACTTATTCTTTTAACACTGATACATTATCTTATACTGCATATGTAAGCGGTTATCAGCCACAATTAGATAGTATAAGAATGAAAATAAATTATCCTACAATAATCAATACAAAAACGGTTACTAATACTATTTATAAAATGAAACACTTTAATATATCACCTTCGATAGGTATAGGTTATGGTATAATGCATAAGCAACCTGATGTATATGTAGGTGTAGCAATAGGATATAATATATGGTAGCAATTAAGGCAATAGTAGATGTAGTATTACTATGTATGTCCTTAGCAATAGTATATGCTATATGGTTAATGAATAACACACATGATAGATAAATAGATAGATATGCCAACGATTAATAAGAGTAATAAGATAAAGCAGAAGATAATTAAATATAGGCACACAAAAGAAAGTTCTAAGTACTATAATAGTAAGCAATGGCATAATTTAAGAAACTACTATATTAAACAGCATCCTTTGTGTGAACGTTGCTTAGAGCATGATAGGGTAACACCTGCCGAAGAAGTACACCATATGTGTGCGATACTATCAGCACCAATAGAGTATAGGGAAGAAGTGCTAACTGATGAAGATAATATAGTAGCACTATGCAAGCAGTGCCACCATGAAGTACATAATAAACATGATAAGAAGTATTTAAAGGGGTTTGGCGAATGGTATGATGAAAATTATCCCCCCCTATAAATTTTTTAAAATTGAAGATGGCAAAAC